CCAGAAAGCAATGAGACAGATCCTGAAGGCTTTACGGTAGTTACACGAATTGACTCACGAACACATAGCCATTCTGAATATTGTTTATCGTAATGGCGAATCTTTTTATATCCTTCATCCATCCACTCTCTCGTTGTTGGCATTCCATTAATATCAGTAAAAGATGCAATTCCAGTTAGAGATGTTCCAATTCTGCGGTTTCTTTGCATAATACCGTTTGTAATTTGCCAATGTGTTGGAAGTAATGTTACAGTTTTTCCATAAAGATATGCAAACTTTAGTGTACGCATAAAGTCTTCTTTATCTGTGTGACGATTTAAATGAACTTCAACAAGTGTACAAAGTTCATAAGACTCTAGTGGTTGTTCCGCACAAGGATTAAATCCCATAACCCGATAATCTTTTCCATCTGCTGGGTCTGCTAATCTTCCATAATTTCTTGCAACATCAAGCCAAATAAAACCAGGTTCTCCATTATCTGCAATTAAATCTACATAATCTTCATAATGAGTTCCAACTTCAGCAGAGATTGAGTTATTGCTCATCCAGGCCCATCCTGGATTTTCTGAATCAAATGAGTTACGATCTGGGAATACTTCTGAGTTTTTAAGATTAATAAAGTCTTTGTCATTTGGATTTCCAAGAGCAAGGGTTGCGGATCTGCGAACATTTCCAGAAACAACACATGTTCCAATAAGATTTACAATATCTACGATTGCTCTAGAATCTAACTTCTCTCCTGCTCTGGAGCCAATAACCTTACGTATCCTTGTATGTAGATCAATTAACGGTTCTGGACCGCTTGCAACCCCACCAAAGCCTTTAATTGGTGCTCCTAGAGGACGGATCAAATCATAGTTAAATTCTTGAATTGGTTGATTTGCTCTTAAGAATGAATTGAGCAAAAGTCTAACGGATTCTACCCATCCTTCACGAGTGTCTGGAATATCATATACAGATGCTGGTTCTGTTGGTAAATAAATAGAAAGATCTTTATCTTGACCTACTGTGTCAAAACCAACTCCAATTCCCAACATTAAAGCATCCATTACCCAGGCAAATAAAGATCCAGGATCATTACGATCAATATCTCTGGTTGAAACCATTGCACAGTTCTGAAGAGAAGCAGAGTTTTTCTTTTCCATTGTCATTGGAGTACCAAAAGCCCAGAGACCTCTTCCTGGTGGAGTCCACTTCAAAGTAAACATACGGTCATAGGCTTCTTGTGCTGATTTTTGTGCCTTATAGTCATTCCAAGGTAGTCTGTTTTCCTTTGCGTGATTCTTTTGTACTGAATACATGCCTTCGATTACTCTTTTACAAACCTCGTGCCATCTTTCCTTTGTTCCATCTTCTTTAACACGAGAGTATGTACGAATAAAAGTAATCTCTCCTAATGAGTTAAGACCAGCATCTTTAAAACCAAAAGGGGGTTCTATTTCTGCATATTTTGTAACAAAATCATCGGAAAGCCGAAAAGAAAAAACATCTGACATAAGCGTAAGTCTCCTAATTAAATTGAATTTCAAGAATACCTAATTGTAGCAGAGTTTTTATTTTTTGTAAACTGTCTATCTATAGATTAGGTATAGTTTTTGTTTTTATAAAACACTAACTAATTTTTAATCCAAAATCCTGGACTTATATACTTAATACCAGAAGTTACTGTAAGAGACTCATGAAAATATGGATCTGTCGATGGAAAAGCAATTAAACTTCCAGCCTCTGGTTTAATTTTAATATCCTGATTTTTAAAATATAACTCTCCACCAGTATAATCATCATTAAGGTATAAAACAATTGACAAAACTTGTTTTGTATCGTCTCCATAAGAATCTACGTGAGGACCCATTGATTGTCCTTCAAAATACTTACTTACTGATAGTGGTGTTAAATTTCCTATATCTATTGAGTATCTTTTTGAATAATCTTCTGAGCATTCAATAATAGCGTTTTTTATTGTTCTAATTATAAAAGAATCAAACTTTGAATCATTAAATTCATTTTGACTACTATAAATAATTTTTTGTTTTCCATAAACTACCTTATTATCGCTTGGCCCCCAAGATTTCCATTTTGAAATCTTGCTAGTTCCAGATAATTCATCTTCTTCAATTAGTTCAACAATGTTTAAATTATCTGAAAAAAGTTTAGTGTAATATACTATCCCACTATGCATTTCTTTTGATATCATTTATTTAATAAATTTTCAATATCTTGACACAACTCTTTATACTCTTCTTCAACTGTGCCAATCTTGGTTCCTAAGAAAGCAAAAGAATCTTTATCGTGTGCATATGGCATCAATGTGCCATTGTGATACCATTTAACAACATTTCCATTTTTATCTATTAAATATTTTTCAAAATTTCCAAACATGTATTCACCTTGATTATAATTATTATTTGGCAATGTTTTATTAATTTCTGCAATTTGAAAAGAAATTTCTTTGTATAGTTCGTGTGATTCTTCTGCATCACTTAATTGAATTGGAAACTCTTGCTCTCTTCCTGGATATTCCTTTTCCATTAAATCTTTTTTTAATGGAGAGCCAGGTTTTGATTTTATTAACTCTGAAAAATTATAGGCAACTTCATATTCTTCTATTGCGTATTCTCTTGCATCTTTTGCTCCTGTTGTGCAAGAAAGTCCATCTTTCCAGTCGCCATAGGTAATGCTAGGACCACAAAATTCATTAGTAGGTATTGCTATAACTTCAAACCCTTTATCTTTGTATTTTTCATAAATACTTTGAATAACTCCATATTGTGGAGCATTTCCACAATCTCCAGTTACATTAATAACTAAAGAGACTTTTCCTTTATATTGATTTAAAAAATTTGGAACATTGTCCCAGGAATTCAGGGGGATGTCATATATAGATTTTTCAGTAATCATATAACGATTATATCACAAGGTTTTATTATTTAATGCCTTTTTTCCATTCTTCTTTTTGTTTTGCCTGTTCTTTTCTAACCTCTTCTTCTTCAGCCTTCCATCTATCAAGTGTTTCTTGACTATACTCAATATCAGCATAATCCCAAAAAGATACCATGGTATATCTTGTTCCTTTAGTTATTTCACTAACACCGTGAATGTTTTCTACCCCTCCAGGAAAAACATAATAAGAGTATGCATTTGGTTTAAATGAAAGATATGGCTTCATACTATTGTCTTTGTCACAAAAATATAACTCTCCGCCATCGTAATTATCATTCAAGTATAGAATTCCAACATATTTATTTATTTCAAATGCATTTGGATTACCGTCGTGATCTGAATTATCTGAATGTGGTGCTGCAAATCCTCCTACATCCCATTTTTGTGCGTGAGATGTATTTGCTTTTACTTTTTTATTAAAAACTTTTTCAACTGCCTCTTGATACTTATCTTTTAAATCTCCAAAAAAATTATCTGACAAACCAAAAGATCTCATTGTATCTACATCTGTCAATATACCTTTACCTGATGAGCCATAAAAAGCAATGTCTCCCCATTCAACATTACAATTTTCAAAAAAATTTATCATTTTTGGAACTACATCTGGAGAAATAAAATTAGGAATTTCTACAATTTTATTTGTTGTTATTCCTAATAATGTTTCTTTTATTTCTTGATTTTGTAAGTATACAAGACTTGACTCAGTTATTTTTTCAATTATCCCATTAGACATATATCTATTATACACCAACTAACATGGGACTTTTATTTTTTCTCTAATTGAAGTAGGGAAAGTATACCTAATATTTGTTTTTACTGGATTAACCCCATGCTCACAATGATCTTCAGCGCTATGGATTACAAAATCACCTGATTTAGGTTTATAAACTATACCCTGTTTAGTATAAAATATTTCTCCGCCTTCATAATCATCATTAATATATACAACCATTCCAAATACATTATTATCAACAAGATTAAAGCAATCACCATCTTTAACCATTTTGTTCAAATTTCTAACATCTAAAAAATCATGATTGTCAGAATGAATTCCATGTCCTTGGCCTATAGTTAATCTTGTAATAGAGGAATGTTTGTGTATTTCTAAATTTGTAGGCAGTAACTCCTGAATTCTATTTGCAATTATTTCTGCTTCTTTAAGTCCTACAGTACATTTGTTTTCTGGATGTCCGCCGTTCCATAAATCTTCATCAGATTGTTTAATTTTACTTAAGATTAAATTAACTTCATCTTCTGATAAAAAATTATGATATACCCAAACATCCTTGCCTAG